TGTAAGAGAAGACATCTATATATTACCAGTTAGTCGCGGTATATATAGGTTTGCGGCCGTGAATCAAGGGTGTTCTTATGTCCGTTTCGAAACTCCAGGGTTAGAGGTACAAAAAACATACTTAACATGTATGCTTCGCTTTGTTGGAAACACTACAAGCAAGTTCGTAGAGTACAGAATCAATGGTTTTAACTGCATGTCTGCCATGAAAAGGTTAATTGGTTGTAATGACCATAATGATATGTATATGGCTTTTCAATATAGTAATGCTAAGTTGCTATATGTTGAAGCTGCAGACCAATTGAAATTCTGGAAGCTTGTCAGAGTCAAAACAGAGTTTGATGATTATGACCAGCAGTGGATTGTGGTAGGTAATAAGATCCACAGCCATCGTTGTAACATCAGTGAGGCATCTCTTATGAAACATTACACGACGTTGGTCGATATGTGTGTCAGTAGACAATCACAAGGTGATGTTTTGTTTGAGTTACCAGAAGTTCATGTTAAAGTGCGTGCCAACCTAAACTTCATATTTGACCAGATGGTTAACCGTGTTAAACCTGGTGTACTACAATTTTGTGTGGATGAATTTGTCACTCATACAAATTGGGCTTATCACAAAATAGTGGAACAATATTATTTGCATTTAGACCCAATTTGGTCAAGGCAGTTTGCGGCTAAGGAGATAGTCCATATCAAGCGTAAACTGAGGTCTCGGTGGTTCGATGGTATAGAAGTCCATGCTAACAGTGATTGTCTTGTGGAAGAGTTGACGGGACATTTAAAAAGAGAGTTTGCTAAACCAGGAAAAGCAGCTCGCTTTTTCGTTAGTTATGGCAAAGGTGCTTTGTATGCACCAGAATTACCCGAGATTCTCAAGTTATGTATACATGGAACATATTACTTAGAGGGCAACAAAATAAGTATGTCAATCATAGTGTGTAGTAAGTTACGCACCAATGAGCTGAATGATATATTTATTGATGTCTTGCATAATATTGACACTAGGGACCACTTATATTTTGTGATATTTTCTGATGATTCATGTTTATTGGGTAACTATAAGAATCATCGTGTCATGGCTAATATTGACATTAGTTCATGTGACTCATCCAACCGCTTCCCAATTTGCTACAGTTTATTCATTGCTGTACCAGATAGAACCAGAGCGCGCATATGGCTTAGTTGAACAGTGTACCAAAAACATTAAGATAGTGAATCCAAGTAATGAAGCAGAGAATATTAGATTATTCATGGATTCGTGTTTTGAAGGTTCTGGTACATGTTTGACAACCGTGTTAAATCACGTGGCCAGCACTGCAATAGGCACTGCAATCTTTACCATTCTAGATTCTTTTGATTTGGTTGTTAAAGAGGCAGTACCACTTGCAGCTGCATTAGTCGGGCATAAGGTGACATACGAGGAAGTGGACTGTGTTGAGAAGATACAATTCCTGAAACGGTCACCTATGATGTGTGTGAATACATCAACTGGTGAGCGGAGTTATAGGATGTGTCTAAACATGGGCACAGTCTTTCGAGGCTTAGGGACTGTTGAGGGCGACATGACCGCACTGCAGTTGGGTATAACCAACCGTGAGTTTGCGGAATTGACACAACAGGAAAAAATGTCCGATTTTTTGAGTGTGGTTGTTGAAGGACTCAAAACCGAGCCGTCTAATGTGTTGCTGGATTCACTTAGACAGCGTTTTTGTACATATGATAGAGTAGGAGGTAGGGTTAAAACTGCCCACCACCAAC